GGAGCCCGAGCTGGGACTTCAGGTCACCCGAGGAGAGGTTGGCGTTGGCGGCGACCTGAGCGGCGCTGTTGGGCAAGAGGTGTGGTGCGATCCTCGGCATCTCGCCCAAGAAACCGGAGATCGTCAGGATCATGCAAACCCGACATCAGGAACGTGTGCGACGGTGGTCATGCGGGTGTGATCCTTGATCACCGCGATCTTCATCTTGCTGATTGCCTCCTCGTATTCCACGGACTTGAGTAGCGCCAGTTGCGGGTTGGTCCACGGGTACGGACGGTCGCCGTCCATCATCGTGCAGAGGATCGCGATCGCGCCGGCAGCGATCTCGGTGCGGTACTTGTTCGACAACTCCGGGCTGTAGTCACGCTCCCAGCCGACGCCGCTGTCAGTGACCGGCGGTCGCAGCGGTGGGTTCGCCAGCGCGGCGGTGATCCACATCACAGCGAACAGATCCCTGACCGGCATCGGCACATAGCGGATGCCTTGCAGGTTGTCGATGCTGTTGAACAGGAAGTAGTACTGCGGGTACTGCGCCGTCGCGTACTGCCAGTTGACGACGTTCTTGTCGAGCCAGTTGGTCGAGCGCTCGTGGATCAGTCCGCCGCCGTGGGCCTTGTCCTTGTAGATGCGGATGATCTGCACGTTCTCCATCGGCACCCCCGGCGAGGTCGGGGTGTTCGCAGCGATCGGCCAGTCGTTGCCGGCATCAAGCAGGACCAGATGCTGGCCGAGGACATAGAAGCCAACGTTCCCCGGCATGTCGTGCGGGCCGATCAGTTGCTGCCACATCAGCGTGCGCCGCAGGAACTCGCGCACCGAGATCCGCAGCGCGTGGTCCATGATCGGCTCGGGCACCGCCGGGCAGCGGATGCGGATGTCCCGGTAGTAGACCTCCCACGGCGTGCCTTCGAGTACGTTGTTGGGCATTTACGACCCCGACGCCGGCAGCCGCGACGCGACGCCCGGCTCGGCAAGGTACTGCTGGAAGAACGCCACCGCGCGCTGGCTGTTCACGCTCTCGTCATCGGTCGACGACTCGACGTAGACGACGTAGTCGACCAGCGCCGGCAGGTACGAGTTGGGCAGGGCGAAGGTACTCAGCGGATTGACGAGAACGTCAGGTGGAGCGATGTGCCGCACATAGATCACCGCTCCTGCATCGGTCGGCGGGAACACCCAGAACATGTCCACCATCGATTCGTGCTCGCACCACTGCCTCGGGAATACGCTGGTCGCGCCCATGCCCCATGTCGGGTTGTAGCGGTCCAGTATCGTCTTCTCGAAGCGGGTCATGAAATGACCGTTGGTGTCGCGATCGCAACCACGAAACTTCAGGCTGTCGATCGGCGGAACGTGATTGCGCAAGCGTTGCAGCGGACCGACACTACAGGTGAACGGCACCTCGGTCTCGAACAGCTCTGGCCGCACCGTCGACAGCGCGGCCAAAGCCATGTTCAGGTGCTTGATGTACGCGGCGTCAGACTTGCGGTAGCCGATCGTCGCGTTGTTGTCGTTCAGGACAACCCGCGCCTGCGCGATGACGTCGGCGGCGGTGTACGCGGCCACGGTTACGCCCGGCGACGACCGTCGTCAACGTAGTTCCACGAGAAGCGCGGGATCTGCTTGAAGATCATCTCGGGCCGTTCGTGCGACGAACCGATCTTCATCTTACCGTCCTTGATCACCGCGTTCTCCAGCACCTCGATCAGTGCTAGCGGCACCGTCACCTCGTGCCCGCGCTTGATGTAGAACGGGTAGCCGTTGATCCCGAAGAACTGGACGTCCTCTTCCTGATTGTCGCGATCGGCGGCGATCATGATCCGGCGCGTGCCGTCCTTGTACAGGTCACCGCGAATCGACTGGAACTCCGCGCGCTGGTTCTTCACCTCGTCGCTCGCAGCCTCGGTCGCCGCGATCGCCACGTCGATCTCTTCGCCACCGACACCGAGCGCCGCCGCGATCTGCTGCGCGTACTCCATCAGCTCGGCGGTCTGCATCTTGTCAGCGGTGGTATCGCGCAGCCCGTATTCGAGCGCCTTCTCGCGCCAGTACGCGTGCAGCACCTCGGGCGTCGCGTCCGCTGCCGGCTCGGCGACCGCTGTCGCCAGTTCCTTCTTCTTCGTCATGATCACTCCAGTGTGTCCGGACCGCCGAGGCGGCCCGGTGCTACTGCTACTGTTGCTATTCGCGCTACTTCTTCGCCTTGCCCTTCGCTTTCGCGTCGTCGCTTTCCTTGCCGACGTCATCGCCGACCTCACCGCCAGTGTTTCTGCTGGCGGGATCAGCTTCGGGTGGCGGCGGAGCCAGCGCCTCGAACGCGATCGCGGCTTCCTCCGACGAGTGGGTGCTGATGTTGATCGACCCATCGTCGTGGACCACCTTCGTGGTCAATCCATCTCTCGTGACTTCCATGACGCTCTCCTTGACCCGGCGCACTGCCCGGGTATCAGTGGTTAGCCGGGCGAACTGCCGGCATCAACGTAGGCGACCGTCAGCCCGCCCGCAGCCAGCGACGTCACGCCCGGCGAGAAGGTGGTGGCACCGTTGGTGGCGACGCTGATGTAGCCGACGATGCACTCGGTCGACGGGATGTCGGGTGTGCCACCGACCCCGCGCACGCCCGCCTTGCTGGCGGCGTAACCACCGCTTGGCGTCGCCGCGTCGAGGATCTGCCCGGCGTAGTCACCTTGGCGCACCTTGTAGTTGCCCGCAGCATCGAGGGTGAGCGGGTAAAACACGGTCGTGTTCACCGGCTGCAGGTACGCGGTGCCCAACGCCACCGTCGGCATTGGGATGTTGTCCTGCGCCGCCTTCGAGTACAGCGCGGCACCGATCTGGTAAGTGATCAGCGCCGTCACGGTCTTGAACAGTGCCGGGGTGGTGGCGATTGCCAGACCCGCCTTGGTCAGGCAGCGGGTTACGACGTTATCAAGCAGATCCTGATGCTTGATGTTCTTGATGCTTCCACTCATAGCGATTCTCCTTAGTGCGCCGGGGTATACCCCAACTTGGGGGAGTACACCCGGCTCACGATTAGTTGGTGCAGGCGACCTCGATGCGGATCATCCATGCATCGTTGAGGATCACTGCGGTGTGGAAGCCCTTCCACCCGATGTGCCCGCGCTGCGCCAGCGGATCGGCGGAGTCGGGCTTCGGGTTGCGGACCATCGGCGTCATCGCCCCTTCGCCCTTGAGCGGCACGAAGCCCCACGCGTCGCGCGCGAAGATCAGCACCGGGTAGACGTCGGAGGCGACGTTGCCGGTGGAGATGTTCGAGCCGACCGCGCCGCCGGCATCCGGCCACGACTCGAAGATCGAGCTGGTCAGGAAGCGGACCTCGTTGACCTTGCCCAGCTCGTTTTCGAGCGGCGGCAGGGCACCGTAGTCTTCCATCGCCTTGAAGCCGGTGATGGCGCGGATGTCGCCTTCGAGGTCGGAGTGACAGACCGCGAAGTAGCCCGGTGCCACGCTGAACGTGTTGTAGCTCGGCGTGCTGCGGATCACCGAGGTGATCTTGCGTGCGTTGCCGCGCTTGAGCGTCCGCACCGCGCGCTGGATGTGCGTCGCCGAGATCGGCGAGATCACTGCGCCGCGTGAAGCGGTCGGTGCGCCATAGATCACGTTGGTGCCGGCGCGCACGACGTAGAAGCGCACCAGCTCCATCATGTTCGCTTGCTGCTCGCCAAGGATCCCGGCGAACTCCTGAATGACCGGGTCGGTGTGGGTCATCAGCACGACGTCGGTCAGCTCGATCAGGTCACCGTACTGGGTGAGCGTCGCGGTGATGTCGGTCTTGGTCACCGAGCGTGCCGGCGGCGTGACGCCTTCGGTCAGCGCGTTCGGCGTGAACGGCAGGCTGTTGTAGCGGCGGAAGAGGATGGTCTTCGTTTCGTGCATCGGGATCGGCTTCGCTTGCCCGACCCGCTCCAGCACGAGGTACGGAATGCCACGCTCCAGCATGGTGGTCGCGACGTACCCGGCCTCGCGCGGGGTGATGTCGCCATAGTTCACGGTGGGCATAAAGCCTCCCTATTTCATGCCGTGCCCGCCTTCTCCCGAAACGCAGCGCCGAAGTCGTTCTGGTCAACCTCACCCGGAGGCAACGCGGCACCGCTCTTCGTCTTGACGGCGAGCGCGGCTGCATCGATTTGGCCGGCGGTGTTGCCACCACCAGCGCCCTTGTCCTGCGCCTGCGTGAGCGGTTTGCCAGTTGCCTTCTTGAAGTCGTTGAACACGACGACAACGTCGTCGGCTGTACCGGACTCCAAGACCGCATTGACACCGGTCTGCAGGTACATGGGCAGAGAGTCGCGCCACCGGAAGAACTCGGAGCCTTCCTTCGTCCATTCGTCGATATCACTGTGCGCGGAGCGGATCACGCTCCAGTGCTTGGCATAGGCGTCGGATTCAGCGGCCTCGACCGTCGGCGCGAGCGCCTCGGTGACGATGTCCTTGATCTCTTTCGCCGTCAGCGAACGGCCCAGCTCCTTGCGGAGATCGTCCGTTGCCAGTTTGATCGCCTCGCGTGTGGCTTGGGCGGTCTCTGGCAGCTCGTCTTCGATCCGCTTGAGCGGATCATCCGGGCTGGTGGTGGTCGTGGAGGTC